AAGCCAATTACGATTGCTTCAGATAGCGCACCACCGGTAATGTTGCGGACATTGATGCTCGCAGAACCCGATCCGGCTTGAGCGTTCAGTAGATACGACCCAGCGGTACCTCCGCTGACATGGTTGAGAATAATGATGTCGGTAGCAACGACCTCGGTGTTGGTCAGCGTAAAAGTCACGGTTGTATCAGCAGCAAGTGCTGCTGCGTTCATTGTTATTTGACCGCACTTTTTGCTAAGCGTGACACCTGTGCTTTTGCTGGTGGCTTGCGTTACTGTGCCGCCTTCGCCCACTACATAGCCAGCTTTGTCTGTATTGAGGTTGATGAAGTTAGCATCAACCTCGGTGTGAGTGAGTGGTGAGCCTTTGCCAGCCCTGGTGACGATGGTGCTCATAGTGAAATCCTCTTTGTTGTAGTTTAAGGCTCAAACACCTGTCTGAACGTCGCAGATATTGTCGCTCGATTGGGCGAAGTCAACCTGCGGTCCCATTGCTCACAAACCCACTTGTAAGAGGTCGTATCATCTGGGGGGATCCAGTCAAACGCAGCGTTATCAGCAGCCCTTGCGTCAAAAAACGCCTCGATGGCATCTGCATCTGAAGTGCTCCTGTAAAGCCACTGCAAAGACCAAGACTTTGGATTCTGATTTAGGCCAAAAGAAACTCTTTGCTCGTACCCATCACCGAACTGAGTCTTTCTAATCTTCGGAGCAGAAGACCTTGTTGCCTCAAAGTCCGGGCAGGTGTTTATCCCAAGAGTTGCGTCGTCAAATGATGCCATGATTGCTAAGCAAGAAGCCCTCCAGGTCGTTTCTGTTTGATCAACTCGGCCTTAACAGCAGCCGAGAGAACAAGTCCCAGTTGGTTTCCTTCCTGGTCATTGCCTTGAACGCTTGTACCCTTTGCATCCACATTAACCACAACGCTTACGTTGTCGCCACCGCCAAGCCTATTGTTAGGGACAATAGAGCCAGAACGACTTGAAACGAATAGTTCCGGCCCACGCTCGCCGACAATATATGGTTGGTTTGCGCTAACCGGGCCGCCGTTGGCGCGGAATTCAGGAGTAGGAACTCTGGTATTTGCTCCAACGCCTGAATAATTGCTCACTCCTGCGAGATTAAGATTACCACCACTGCCGCCGCTGCCCCCACTGCCGCCGCTGCCCCCAGGGAGCAATCCGGTGACAGCGTTCAGTATCGCAATCGTGATCATTTTTGCGATGATCTGCTTCGCCATATCTAGAAAGTAACTGGCAACACTCTTGAAGAAATCAGCCAACGCTTGTTTTGCAGTAGTGGCGCCAGTAATTGCATTGATGAATGATTGAGAAAACGCATCGCCAATTGCGCTGGCCGCACCAGTGATTTGATTTGCCGGGTCCACCAACTCCTTCAGCTCTTTTTTAAGCCTTGAAGTGTTTTGCTGCAGCGACTCAAATGGTGTGGGGTCGATCTGTTGGCGAATCAGGTCAAGATCCTGATCGGTGGCGCCAGGGTATTGTTGTGTGAATTCCTGCTGCGCTCTTGCGACTCTCTCTTTTGGGTCAACCATTCCCAACTGCTCGCGCAATCCAAAGCGAGCGTCACCCAAAGCCTTTGCCTGATCTTTTATCGCCAAAGTGTTTTGCTGGATAAGGTCAATGCGGTCACTAAAGGTGCTGTTTATGTTTTGTTCCACGCCAAAAAGTCTTTGACTTTCAGCAAGTCTTAGCTGGGCAGCCCTAAGCGCAGGATTCTTTTCAAGATTGGCAGCAGCAACTGCCTTCTGATAATTAAGCTGAATTTCAAGATCTCTTTTTATGAACTCAAGGCTTTTCTGGTCTTGCTGTAACCCATACGCCTTCTGCATATTGCCATTGGACTGGGCAAGGACTATTTGTCTTGCGGTATTTCTTATCTCTTCATTTACCGCGAACAGGACTTTTGAGCGCTCTATCTCTTCTTCTTGCAACTGGATTCGCGCAAGCTGTTGTTCAATTTGCTCTGCATCGCGGGCGGCTTTCGCTTCTCTATCGGCAGCACCTCCGTCAGGCTTAGGCGTGTCATACTTATTAACCTCAACATCCTCCGTAGCTTTTTCAACTTGCTGCAACGCTTGTTTCAGAGCACTGCGATCACTTGTCAATCTTTGCAATTGCCTGTCAAGCCTTGCCACCTCACGCTGATCATTACTCTTAACAGCTTCTCTCCTCCTGATCCCCGCAAGGCTGATTTCTTGATCCGTGCTGCTCAACTGCTTCAAAGCATCAATGCGTGCAGCTTCGCCACCAAGACTGACCGCATTTGCTGTCTTAATTGCCTCCCTTCTGTAACGGCTCAAAGCAAGAACTGCAGCACCAATCCCGGCAGCAAGAGCCACCCAAGGATTCAAAAGTAGCGCCGCAAACTTAGCGCCAGTAGCAACAGCCTTGATCGCGGTAATTCCTGCAATGAAACCCTTGAAATTCACTGCCAGCATTGCAGCGCTCATGCCCGCTATAGCACCTGCAAGTATGTCAATGTTTCTAGCTAAAGCCAGCACAAGCTCGCCCACTCGTGGAAGTATCTCAACCAATGCCGGGGTGATGTCTTTAATAAATTCCGCAAAGGCATCTTGAAATTCAGAGCCAATTGGTTGTAGCTCTTTACCAATAGCGATCCTCATGTCGTTGAACGCTATCTGCAGTCTTGCCCCCGCATCCTGACTAGAGTTTGCAATTTGACTTGCAACGCCTTCAAAGTCAACGCCAAGTTTGATGATAAATTTCATAAGCTCATTCAACCCAACTCTTCCAGCTTTCAATTCTTCCTGCAACTCAACCAAGCTCATGTTGTTTGCTTCAGCAAAACGAGTAACCGCGCCAGCGAGTCGCTCACCAAGCTGACCGCTTAACTCTTCCGCGCTGACCTTGCCCTTACTGAAAACTTGCACCATGGCAGTAATCGCACCTTCTACGTCCTGAGCCGAGCCACCCGTGCCCTTGATTGCCGCTGTTACGTTTCTAAACACAAGTTCCGCGTCAGAAACCGAACCACCAGCGCCAGTAACCGCAGCGGTAAGTTTTGTCATTCCTTGAATTGCAACATCTTGAGGAACATTAAAATCATCAACAACTCGACGCGCAGCGGTAACTGCACGATTGAACTCAGCTTGACTCCCAGAAGCCTCTTTTAGAGCAATCTGCATTTTCTGGATTCCAGCCGCGTAATCCGCAAACTCACCAAGCTGCCTTCTCAAGCCACCAACCTGCGCACCAATCGCAGCACCAGCAAACGCACCGCCAACGCCGCCAATAGCACCGATAGCACCACCCAAGAAACCCTCAGGCCCACCAAAAATGCCGCCCGAAATAGCAGCACCTGCTGCTTGGGTTATCTGCATAGGCGAAAGCCCTCTGCGACGCTGAACCTTAGACAAGGCGCGATCAACTTTTTCTAGCTCCTTGGTAACGTCCCTGAACTGCTTACTCGCTGGATTAAGCTGATCCCTAAGGGAAGACCAAGCCGAACGTTGATTATTAAGACTGGCAATGCTTCCGTTAGAGGCTGCTGTTGCTTTTTTAATATCAGTTGCAACCGTTGAATAAGACTGACCCATCATTTCAATACTTGCAGTAATTTTTGACATTCCAATATCACCAATCTGCCTGTAAAGACCACTGATCTCCCTAACGGGGGGCTCGGCTGCGACTTGCGCTATTGATCTAGCCCTGCCACGAGCAATAGAACGATTAATCGCAGCCTGCTCTCTCAGCGCTTCATTCTCTTTATTTATTTTCCTGAGATTTTCAATCCTGGAACGTATCTCTTGTTTTCTTTCTTCGTTGGCTTTTCGGATAGCTTCCGGTAATTCGGGACTAATCGGGGCCGAATACTGAGACAATCCAGCTTCCCTTTGTGCCGCCAAAAATGCACGACGATCAGCAACGTTGCCAGCGCCTCTTGCGATAATCGCTCCAGTCGCGGGATCTCTGAATCCAGCTACACCTGGAGCACCAGCACCGCCTGCGTAATACTGCTGAATACCAGCAACCTTGCCAGCACGACGCGCAGCACCAGCCTCTGCAGCCTCAAGTTTGTCATAGGCACTGCTAAGCCCCATGACATCCTGAGCCAATTTACGCTGCGCATCGGCCAATCTCATGGCTGTTGCGGTGTAGTCAGAAGAAGATCTGTCAAGATTGACAAGCTTCTGCTGAAGCTCGTTTACTTCAAGCTGCAATGCTGCTGTTGTGTTTGGCAGGCTTAGCTTGCCAACCGGACCCTCAACGAATTTTGCAAATGCAGCACTAGAATACATTTGCGCTTGAGCGCGAACCTGCTGCCTTGCAGTAGTTCTGCCTTGAACTTGACCAAGCAATGCAATGCGTTCTTGAACATTCAAAAACTCATCACTAATGAAGTTAAGACTTTTAAGCCCCTCAGCAAGCCTACCAATCTGCCTCTGAATCTTTTCAAGACTCATTGCGGGGCGCTGACTGATCTCGAAGCCTGCGTTAAATTTCTTGATCTCTACATTTGCCTCTTGCAGTTGAGACTTTAATGAAGCAATATCTTTCCCAAGCTGCGCAAAGGCGGAAGATCCGGGTCTGGCTTTGTTCCTGAGATTTTCAAGTTGAGAAATTACTCCGGCAATATCAGATGCACTTGATTTTGCAGCATTGCCAGTTTTAACAAAAGCAGCACGCTGCTGCTCCATCTCATCGGTTGACCCTCTGAGAGTTACCTTCAGAGACTCAATATCTTTACCCAGTTGAATATACGCCTTACCACCAAGCGCTGCCTGCTCTCGCAGCCCCTCAAACGCCTTGATCTGGCCTTTAATCGTTGCTTCACTGTTCCCAGCTTCAGTTGCAAACTTTACAATATCTTTTGTCGCTTGAGTTATGTCCGCGTCAGACAGTTTTACTTGTTTGGATAAATCACGAAAAGACCTATTCAGCGCCGCAAATTTTTCGCCGCCCTTGATGTCAAGCTCGATAGCAATAGGCTGAACAGTTTTAGCCATCCTTCTTGTTCAGTTCTGCGAGTGCGGCTGCTTCCATCACCTGGATGTCCTCTAGCAGCTCGCGGGGGTTCTCTACATCATACAGCGACATCAGTCCGCCCGCACCAAGCAACACCTCGTACTTCAGACCGACGTAGCCGCCCATTGTGACGTTCCATTGCGTTTGCATACGCAGAAACATCATCAAGGATTCCCAGTTTTCTTCCCACACCTCATAGTGCTGCTGAATCGGTGCAGCGGGACGCTGCGGCTTTAGTCCGAATGCCGCAGCATCATCGCCACTCTTATCTTCTACCTTTTCGCCGCCATTACACCAATACTCGACGGCACCCTTTAGTTTCCCAAACGAGCACCTTCAAATGTCTCAGTGTAAGCCTTGAGCACGCCACGAATCCAATACGGATCGTCAGAGAATTCCTTCATTGTTGCTTGCGAGAACGGCACAGGCTTGCCATCCTCGTCGTCAATCCCTTCCCAGCCGGTCAGCACAACCTTGAGCAGCTCAAGGTCGCCCTTGTCGGCAAGCTTTTGAAACTCAGAACGAGGCACACGCTTGAAAATCGCATCAAACGTAGACTCCTCAAACACACCGCCATCAGCAGGCTCTTCAATGGTTACAGGCCACTTAAAGGTCTTAACCTTCTTGCGAATAAAAGCCATGAATAGAAATAGACTCTTGCAAACTATACAGCAATA